AACTTTCATGTTAGTCTGCATGAGAAAGACTGGTGGATTAATAAACTAAATGAGTATGGAACGAATTACCACGCAGACTTCAACGAATAAAAAGACACACGAAGAACGACTAAAGATATGTCAGAAATGTCCAAACTATAGTAAGTTTTGGAAGACTTGTAAGATATGTCATTGTTTTATGCCCCTCAAAACTAAATTAAGATGGGCTGAGTGTCCAGACGAGCCACCTCGTTGGACTTAGGAGAGAGAGATGCCCAAAGGCAAAGGAACTTACGGCTCTAAAAGAGGCCGACCAAAGAAGAAAGGCGGAAAGAAGAAAAAGTCAATGGGAGGCTTAACAGCTGCCCAAAAGAAACTACCTAAGAAACTACAACAAGCGATCTTAAAAAGAAAGCGCAAGAAGTAACCTGAGGAGGTGATCAAAGTTTAGGACTGGATGACCTTATACTAAGCTAAAGAGCATGATATTATATCATGACACGGAAAAATATCGAGGGGTCTCCAGTCCGCCCTTAACTAAAATTATGCAGAAAACACCATACGAAATATCAAGAACATACTACTACGATAATGCAGTCCCAAGGGATAGGGAAGTGCCTGTATACTATGGTCAGATATTTTCTAGAAAAGGCAACACTAGATTCTTCAAGAAAGATACTTGGGAAAGACTAGAGAACGAAGGCAGAGATAACTTTGGAGTTATCGGATTACAACCCTTCTGTATCTGGGCAGATGCACACACAATTAGCGTTCAAGATGAAGTAATTACGATCACTCGAGACGCAACTAATAGTGTACGAAAATTCCAATATGGATTAGATAAGTTTAATACTATCTGCGTTAAAAATTTAGAAGAAGCAAGAAAGTTAGAAAATAATAATGCTAACTTTGGAGGTTTATATTGTGTAGATTTTAGCACTAAAAACCTTTATAGATATACTGTAAAAATAGAAAATAAAACTAGACTCGAGAGGATCTTGAATACTTATGTAACTGGACTACCGTGGTTTTACAGCCATGGCGGTAAGGTAAATAAGCAATCAATTTGGCGTGGTAAATTAAACACGTTAAATGATAACCCTGGTGGCCAAGGCTACTAGGACGCGTATACATCGCAAGGAGTACTTTTTAGTACGATAGGAGATAAGTATGTTAGGATTCTTTGAATGGTTAACAGCTTGGATAGCAGTATTACCGACAGTGGTAATGATCTGTTCTCTAATAGCAGCTTTGACTCCAACCCCTATAGATGACGGTTGGATGAAGAAAGTCTACATGTTAGTAGACTGGTTTGCCTTAAATGTTGGTAAAGCTAAAGACAAATAACATTTCGGGGGTATAGTGGGCTGAAATGCCCACTATGCATTGAGGAGATTCAATGGCAAGAAAAAGAAAGAAGGCCGCTAAGAAGCGTCCAGTACCTACAAACCCTACTCTTTATGCTAGAGTAAAAGCACAAGCAAAGAGAAAGTTTAAGGTATACCCATCAGCGTATGCTAATGGATGGCTAGTAAAAACTTACAAAGCCAAAGGCGGAAGGTATCGTATGGGTACTGGACGTAAAAGAAGGAAGTAATGGCAAAACCTAAAGGTGGATTAACTAAATGGTTCAAAGAAGGATGGGTAGACATCTCTCGTAAGAGAAAAGGTGGCGGACATCCTCCGTGTGGAAGAAAATCTGCACGAAGCAAGGGAGGCTATCCCAAATGCGTACCAGCTAGTAAAGCCCGTAGAATGACTTCGGCGCAGAAACGATCTGCAGTAACACGCAAGAGGAGAGCAGGTAATCCTGGCGGCAAGCCAAGGAATGTATCTACTTTTGTAAAACGAAAAAGAAGAACAACTAAGAGAAGGAGAAAGTAAGATGACCAATCGTGCACTTGACCAGAAGTTTGAAATGACGCAAAGGTTGGCACAGATTGAGATATCAGTAGCAGCTCTTATAATAAAGAGACGCAGAACACTTTCCAATCTAATAAAACTGAAAAACTACGCTACTATGAAGGAGTGTGATTTTCGAGATAAGCAATTGAAAAAGCTTATAGGAGACAAAAATGGCTAGAACAGGATCATTTTTAAGCGGACCTACTGGTGTACACAACACTCAAAAGATTCGTAAACATAAATTAAAGAGAGGTGTCACTAGAGACATGAACTCAGCTGCAGGTGCTACTGTAAACAGTAAAAACCCTAACAGTATGGAAGCTCTCAGATATGCCGCAGGAGCTAAAGCAGTTGGACCAAGATTTGGTAAGACTACTAAGCCTAAGCGAGCAAAATTTAGTAAGAAAGGAGCAGGTAAGATACTTCGTAAAAGGAGATAATCATGCCACGTAAGCGCGACCCTAGACTAAAAAGAGCAGGTGTAAGTGGATTCAATAAGCCCAAACGAACACCTGGCCATCGTACTAAGTCACACATTGTAGTGGCAAAAGTAGGAAACAAGATTAAAACTATACGTTTTGGACAGAAAGGAGCTAAGACAGCAGGGAAACCTAAAGCTGGAGAGTCTCGTAGAATGAAGATGAAACGTAAAAGTTTTAAAGCTAGACATAGAAAGAATATTGCCCGAGGCAAGATGTCAGCAGCTTATTGGGCAAATAAAGTTAAATGGTAAAAAGGAGATAATATGGGAATTCCCAAAATTGATGGCAGAAAAGTATGGTTAGATGAAGGTCAAATCCATGCTAATAACTTTTTAAGTAAAATGATGGAGATGCAAGATAAGCGTACTCTTTCCAAAGCCGAGAAAAACTTAAAACAAGTGTCAGCCTCCTTTTTATACCTTTACAATAAGTGTCAAGAAGCAGGACTTTTTGATAACGAAGACGAACTATTTGAATTTTTTAACGAGACTATACATTGATAACATTAAGCAGAAAAGATATACTTAGTACTAACCTAATGGAGTTTGATGAGAATAAATTTATCAAACTACCTATAGGTGATTACATGGAGTTATTAGGTGTAAGTCCAAATTCTTCCCAGACAGCGTTAATCAACGCTATCAACAATCCCAAATACCGTTTTGTCTGTGCTGCGATCTCTCGTAGACAAGGCAAGACATATATAGCAAATATAATCGGTCAATTAATCACTTTAGTACCAGGTTCTAATGTATTATTAATGTCACCGAACTATTCATTGTCTCAAATCTCTTTTGATTTACAAAGACAATTGATTAAACATTTTGATTTAGAGGTTACTAGAGATAATGCAAAAGATAAAGTTATTGAACTATCGAATGGTTCTACAATCCGTATGGGTTCTGTTAACCAAGTGGATTCAGTTGTGGGTAGATCTTATGATCTCATCATATTCGACGAAGCAGCCCTTGTTGACGGCAAGGATGCTTTCAATGTTGCGCTCAGGCCCACACTAGATAAAGCAAACTCCAAAGCAATCTTTATATCTACACCTAGGGGTAGAAATAACTGGTTTGCAGAGTTTTGGCACAGAGGATTTAGTGATGAATTTCCAGAATGGGCATCAGTTAGGGCAACTTACCACGAAAATCCAAGATTATCTGACTCTGATATAGCAGAAGCTAAGAAAACTATGTCAGAAAACGAGTTTAACCAAGAATATTTGGCTGACTTCAATGTATTTGAAGGACAAGTATGGAATTTTAATCATGAAACACAGATTTCGGACTTAGCAGAGCTAGAAACTGGACGTATGGATATATTCGCAGGAATGGACGTAGGGTATAAAGACCCCACAGCTTTCTGTGTTATTGCATATGACTGGGATGCTGAAAAATTTTACTTAGTAGATGAGTATCTTAACAGTGAAAGGACTACAGAGCAGCATGCTATTGAAATACAGAAGCTTATTAACAAGTGGGACATAGATTATATTTATATTGATTCCGCAGCCCAACAAACAAGATTCGATTTTGCACAAAACTATGATATTACTACTATCAATGCCAAAAAGTCAGTACTAGATGGTATAGGATGTGTAGCTACTATAGTAGACAACGATCAACTTTTCGTTCATCAGTCGTGTAAAGAATCTCTACTGTGTTTAGATCAGTATCAGTGGGATCCAAACCCTAACTTATTAAAAGAAAAACCTAAACACAACTATGCATCTCACATGGCCGATGCGATACGATACGCGATGTATTCGTTTGAGACAAGTGCCACTACATTCTAATTATACCTATCAAAAATAGTTCTTGACATGAGTTTAAATTTACGATATAATTCTATTATACGAGTAGGTTTATGACTTTAAAGAGAGATTTAGTTAAATATGTTCGTGACAAGGCGAAGTCTAAATATAAAAAAGGAACGGAGTGTCACATTTGCGGAAGTACAGAGAATCTGGACTTTCATCATTTCAACGGATTAACCGAGTTATTAGAATGGTGGATGAAAAAGGAAAAGGTCATCATAGAAACCGAGGAAGAGATATTAGCACTTCGTGAAGATTTCATAAAAGAAAACTATAACGAAGTTTATAACCAAGCTGTTACTTTATGTCATATGCATCACATGAGATTGCATACAATATACGGAAAACGACCCAAACTACAAACAGCGAAAAAACAAGAAAAATGGGTGGAGATACAGAGAGACAAATATGGCATGGTATGATAGATTTATAGGCAGAAACGATGAGGAGAAACTAAATCCTTCGCAGTATGTTATATCTCGCGACCAAGGAATGACCATTGATAGTCGTGAAAATCCTACTAATTACAGACAAGCATACGAAACATTAGAAGTAGTAAACAGGTCAGTCAACATGATAGTGGACGACGCAGCTGAAGTACCTTTTGATGTTGGAGAAAAAATACAGGGCATAAGTCCTATAAAGAAAGAAATAAGAAGAACTAGAGTAGACTTGTTATTAAACAAAGAACCTAATCCATTTCAAGACGTAAGCAGCTTTAAAAGAAATCTTTTGATAGACTTAATTATTGATGGTAATATCTTTGTATATTATGATGGTAGACATCTTTACCATCTTCCAGCACAGCATGTAACTATTTATAGTGATGACAGTACTTATGTAGAAAAGTATGTTTATGATAACACTATAGAGTACTCGCCTAGTGAGATAATTCATATTAAAGAAAACAGTTTTAATTCCATTTATAGAGGAGTACCGAGGCTCAAACCAGCTTTTAGAACTATGCAGTTACTAACAAGCATGAGAAAGTTTCAGGATAACTTCTTTAAAAATGGCGCAGTACCAGGATTGGTACTAAAATCACCAAATACTCTTTCTGAAAAAATTAAAGAAAGAATGTTACAGGCTTGGGTTGCTAGATACAATCCACAGTCAGGTGGAAGGAGACCATTGTTCTTAGACGGTGGTTTAGAAGTGGAAAACTTAACAGAAGTTAGTTTTAAAGATTTAGATTTTCAAGAAGGCATTAGCAATAATGAAAAGATAATCTTAAAAGCGTTAGGTGTACCACCAATCTTAATGGATAGCGGTAATAATGC